GAAAAATCATCATAATAAATTCTCCTTTCGTCAATTTTAAAAAGCTCAAAATCTCCACTCAAAATCCCCTATAACATGAGTAAAATATTTTTCACGATATACTTTATCAAAATAAATTTTTACCTGCCTTAATTCTCAATTTCGCAAGTTTAATTCAAAACATCTTTTAGTCCAAATGTAATTCATTACGTCAACAAATTTGTTTTTTACGTTGACAAACTGTCGGTTGTAGTGTACAATGTTTATATGAAAGAAATATTATATTACACAAAAGAAAACGGAAAATCTCCTTATGTCGAGTGGTTTCAAGGTTTAGATACACAGACTAAAATCAGAGTAGCAAGCAGAATAGAAAGACTCATTGATGGACATTATGGAGAAACGAGAAAACTTGTTAATTCAGATTTATCAGAGCTGAAATTTAAGTTTGGCAAAGGATATAGAATATATTATATAGATTTAGATGAAGTTTTAATATTATTCCTTTCAGCTGGTGATAAATCAAATCAAAAAAATGATATTAAGCAAGCAGAAAACTATTACAAAAATTATATAGAAAGGTTGCAATAATAAAATGGATAAAAAGACTTATGACAAAATAAAATCAATGACAATAAATCATGATGATTTTATGCAAGAACAGTTAAAGAATGAGGAATTTCAGTACGCATGGTTAAGACAAAGTATTGAAGATTATATTCAAACAGGTGATTTTGCGGTATTTTATCGTGCGGTTGAAAGAGTTGTAAAGGCAAGAACGACGATAAGCCAACTCGCCAGAGATTTGAATATGAATCGTGGTAATTTATCAGAAATTTTGAACGGGAAAGTAGAACCTAAAATGCAGACGGCATGCAAAATACTTAAAATTTTAGGCTACGACATAACTATTACTAAACGTACGATTGCATAGATTATGTTTCCAATAAATATTTTTTATCAAAAGAGGACTTCTGTCCTCTTTTGGTTATTCAAATTCTTCACATCTCGAGTTTTACTTGTCAGTTGTCGTTTTTATTCGTCTTTTCTGTCATAATATGGGCAAAATATGAGGTTATTCACGACATAATCACAATACACCGATAGCCCATTTATACACTTATCGATGTGATACCACATGCAATTCGTGCAATTATCGTACTCATTTGACATTTTACCCCCTAATAAATTATTTCTATTTTTTCCACTTCGTCTTTATTTGAAGCATTTTCATCATTAAGTTTTTTAATGTGGTCTTTGAACTCGTTTGAAGTTTCTTCTTTAGCTTTAGCAACAGCATCAGTAATCATTTGCTGCACTTGTTCCTTTGTAAAAGTTTCTGTTTTGGCATCATTCCCAGTTTGTACTTCATTTGGCATCTCGCTTTTTCTCCTTTTTTTGTATAACTAATAAGCTGCACATGCAGCTGTAATTTCCAGTGAAAAGAAGCCCCCAAAATTGGTAGGCTTCTGTGTTTTCTGTATCTTTGTCAAGATAAAATATTATGTGTGTATTTATTCCCCTATCAGTACACCATCAATAACACAAGGTATTTCAGGTTTTTCTATACCAAGATTAGCTTCTGAATAGAAATCCCAGCCTGTTGAAGGTAATTTTTCGGCAATAAAAATCTTTTCTTCAACTGATAATTTCTTGTACTGTGCATTTGTCAGATTTAATTTTGAAATATCTTTAGGTAACGTCATAAGTTTTTAATATCCTTTGCATACATTGTAAACAATTCTTCAAGTGATTTCAACAATTCAGGACTATTGTCTTTAAGAAACTTTAATTGTTCCGTTTTGTTCTGAAGCCTTAACTGAACATAATTTGCAAAAATTTCAAGTTCTTTTGTGGCTGGTTGCCTGTAATAGTTTGTTCCATGCCCGTACATAGAATAAGGCTGTTTATATAAATTGCCATTGCAAAGAGCATCATATATATCATTAACACTGCCCCATTGCCTTCTTGTTTTATAGTCAACTGTGCCATCTTTTCTGATAGTGTTCTTTTTGATTTCAATAAATTTGTTTTTTACAGCTTCAGGGAATTTGTCAATTCTTCTTATTCTGTTGTTTTCAATAACAGCTTGAAGTTTTTTACTATAATGACTATAGCCTTTTGTAGAAGCCTTTACTATTCCAAAATCTATTGAATGTCCAAATTCGTGCAGAAAAGTGGTTTCATTATTTGCTGAAATAACACTTCTTGCCCTGTTGAAATAACCTTGCCCTTTATCATCAATAATTCTGACAGCTGGCAGTTTGTGGATATTTGCAAGAATGTCTGCTGTTTCTGCATCTATATATGCGTTATTAAAAGCATTTTTTACAAGATCATCATTGCCTGTGTAGCCTTTTAGTATATCTGCCATTGACCAGCCAGCTTCATTTTCTTGTTTTTCTTCTTTTGCTCTTTGCTTTGTCGGTGGTTTATCAACTTCATTTAAAACAGTGCCTTGCCCTTTTCCAGCTTCTATTCTTTCGTATTCATTTAAAACATCAATCGTAACCCCAAAATGGTGAATACAGTTAGGGTGAAATAAGCCTTGTGCCTTAGCTTCATCAAGTGTTGTGTAACCCTTTGTTTTCCCAGTTAGGCTTAAAATTGCATCTTCAAAAGGTAAACATGGACTATTTGGAAATGAAGAATGCCCATTGACTTGAACAAGATCGCCCATATCATCAAAAGTATCAAGAATTGTTGTTTACCTTTCATTTCTTTTATGTTATATAAATGAACAGTCTTGACATCATTATTTGTGTCATATAACCAAATCGGCATCAAATCTGAATGCGTATGACCATTAAATAAATTTAATACCCAAGACTGACTTGCCATTTGTATTGTTGGGTCAATTTTAAGTTCAATAACATTTGGATTAATCGCAACAATAACAACCTTAATCCACAGTTCTTTAAAACTTCCTTCGGTTTCCACAGGTTTATACGTTTCTGGCTGTTTGCCAACAAGGATTAAATTATTTTCAGAATCAAAAATTCCAAACTCTCTCATATAAAATCCACCAACAGAAGCAGGGATTAAACTCTTTGCCGTTAAAGATGTCAGTTCCGTAATCTCAGCTCTATATCGTTCGCTTTTCAAAGCCATTTGTTCTTCACTTGGTTCGTAATAAGCTCCGTTTGAATCTCCAACAGCAATATATTTCAAATCCAATTTAGTACCATTATTCAAAGCCTCTTGGATTTTTCCTAACCCAATATTTGTGATTAAAGAGTAAAATTCTTTTGTCATACAGTAACCTCTTCACTTGTTGTACAATAACTAGCAAAAATCTGTTCTTCCGTACTAATAAGATTTACAGTCATTTTTTCTAGTTTTGAACGAACATTTTTATTTGCCTCAATTAGCTCAATCAATGAACTTTCAGTTTCTGAGTCAAAGGCTTTATTATTCATATCAATGCCGATTTTAAAATGATAAGGTTCACCACCGTAATCAAACCACTCTTGGACTGTGCCATTTAATCCCAAAATATTCAAAACTCTTATTAGTGCATATTTTGTACCTCTAAATTTATGGAGTTTTATAGAATTTTTTAAAAGCTCCCTTCTTTCGCTTTCACTTGCACAATTAAGCCAACCTTCATTTCCTGTAATATGAAATTGTTCAGCAAGGTGTACAAGTGCAGAAGAATTAACCGTATTGAAAACATATACTAACAAACAATCCAAATCTAAATCTTGAAATATAGAAAATAATTCGTCATACGTTTTTGAAGATAAATCATTAATTGGAGATAAATTATTCATCGGCAGGTTCTCCAATAGTAATGTTATAACTTACTAAATTCGCCCATTGGCATTTTGTCAATTTCTGATATGCTGGACTTTTTAAATCGACTTTATACACCCCATAAATGGAATTTAAAAAGGCAATAATTTGCGTAGGAACAATATCTTTTCCCAACTGAGAAGCAAGTTCCTCTTTGTATTCTTGCATTTTTTCTTTAACTGTAGCTAAAACAGTGTCGGCATCTGCATCCATATATAACTGCAAGATTGCATCAATCGTGAAATCTACTTTTTCTGGTGCATGAACCACCACTTTATCTGTTAATGGTCGAACTGTATCTGAGCTTAGATACTCACTTATTGTAGCTATCATCTCCTCTGTTGGATTACCAGTTTCTGTTAATGGATAAATATCTACTACACCAGCCTGTG